TTTTATCTTTTATAAAATCAGCTGATATATTTCTACGCTTTAATTTTATACAAACTGATTTATAACATAAATCTGTTAGTTCAGAAAGTTCACGAATTGTGTAGAAATTCTGGTCGTTAGTTGTTATCATATTTTAAAATGCGCGTTAATGTTGTATAACACCCTGTTTTTTGTTTCCTGATAACTTTTACTATCTCTAACTGCATCGTGGCTGTAAATAGCCTCTAATTGCTTTTCAAGTAGTTCTTTTAAAAGTATTCCATTTTCGTTAAGCGGTCTTCCATCGTCAATCATTTCTAAAAGCAAATCGGAGCATACCGCAATAGTTTTAAGTTGTAAATCTTTATTCATCATAATTTCAAACTATTTTTCATTTCTTCAAAAAATTGGTCAAGTAATATTATTTCATTTGGTGTTAGCTCATTAAAATTCTTTCCGTTAACAAGCCATTTTCCGTTTATTAATTCAATTCGCATATCTCTCTTATTTTTACAAATGGGTTATTATGTCTAAATCTTGCAAATGCTTCATCAAAAGATGCAGCTTCGATTATCTTCTCGCAATCTATACAATCGTCGTTTTTATGGCGCCAGTAATATATTTTAAATTTTTTCATATCTTATTTCTTTTTAAATTCTTCAAACCATTCTAAAAATTCAACTCTACCCATTGAATTACTATAAGAATCTAACCTTAAATTATTTAATAATTCAAATACTTCTTCCTCACTATACATTTTCTTGTCTTTTTCTTGTTTAGGTTCTTCTTTTGGAATGATGATTTTGTAATTTATACTGTGTATTGTTGGTAATTCAACATAACCTTTTAAATCAGTCCATACACCATCTTTTGTTATTTTACTTTTAACTTCAACCTCCTCACAACTTGGATTTTTAACAAACCATTCAAGAAACTCATCATCAATAGCTTGTACACCATCTTTAATTAAGTCTTGGTCTGTTGTTAGTATTATTTTTTTACCATTATCAAAATAAAATTTAATCCAGTCAGATTTATGAATTTCATTAGTATCAATTGTAATAAACCAATCTCCTTCTTTAATTTCTTCATCAGAAGTGATGTAGATGTGTTGGGTATTCTTTCTCCATTGAAGTCTATGTAATTCTAATACACCATCTTTGTTGTAAGATAACCTACTTGAATTTTCCGTTGGTAATACGTGAATATTTTTCATAATCTTTTTATTTAATTACTATATCTAAATATACGAAAAAAGAGCTGCGTAAGCAACTCTTTTATTAATTATTTACTGAATGTTTCGCTGTAATATTGTTCTGCTGTTTCAAAATGTTTTCTACTCTTTTCGGGCAATCCGTAGATATTACATTGTAGCCAACCCTCATTAAACGAATCAATAATCTGTTTCTTTTCCATTTCTAAATATTTTTTATTTTTAACAATTGCTAATACACTTCTACCAACAAATCCAGAATCTCCTTCTTTTTTTGATAATTCAGTAAAATCATTTATTAATTGTTGTAATGCTGTTTGTTTAGTTCCTACTGGTTGTAATAATGCAGTGTAATCTTTTTCTTGTTTAGGTTCTTCTTTTGGCAAGATTATTTTGTAAACACTAACAGATACAATGCTTCCATCTTCCTTATGCCATTTATTATTAATATCATAAATCTCAACTCTCTCACAACTTGGATTCTTTACAAACCATTCAAGGAACTCATCATCAATAGCTTGTACACCATCTTTGATTAAGTCTTGGTCTGTTGTTAAAATGATTTTATTTTTGGTAAAACTTCCATTTTTAGAATTAGCAATTTTAACTTGAGATTCATTTTCACATTTAATTACTTGAATATTTGTTTTTTCAAAATTAATTTGAATTACATAATCTACCTCTTTAATTTCTTCATCATAAGTGATGTAGATGTTTTTATTTAATTTTCCAAAATAATCAGGACAACCAACAAAATCACCTAATCTTAATTTATTACCCCAAGTAAATAACCTACTTGGTTTATCTGTTGGTAATATGTGTATGTTTTTCATAATTAATCATTAAATAAATTATCTACGTTTTCAATAGTTGTTGGTTCTCCTGTTGTTTCTTGCATTAAAAAGATAACGCTTACAAATCGTAAATCAGTCCAAGCGACCTCACTTTTCAATTCGCATATTAATTTTTTAGCTGTAAATCTGTAAGGGCAAGATTTTAGTTTAGATCTGTTTTCCTTACTTAATTTTTTCCAAAGTGTTCTCATGTTAATTGTTTTTAAAAAGTTCGGATAAAAGTATAATAAAATCTTTGTCATACTTGGTTAAATCTTGAACTAAATGATCTGCGTAAGACACGCTTAAATTATGCCAGCCATAAGTGTTTTTAAGGTTTGAAACAATACTACCATACAAAGTAGGATATGTTTTTTGATTTTCTAATAGTATTAATTGATTTTCTTTTGATAATCGTTCCCAAAGTGTTTTCATTATTTTTTAGTTTTAAAGATTAATATTCCGCATATAAGCAATGCTCCAGACATTACAATAAAATTATCGGTACTCATTCCGATAGTTGCAACTGATAAAAAGATAATTGTTTTCATGTTTTAAATATTTTGATAGGGCAAATGTAAAACGAAAAAAGTTATAAAAAAAATTATTTTATATTTTTTTATTTAAAATATTTGTATATATTTGCATAAATAAAATTATAAGATATGAAACAAACAGCAACAGAATGGTTATTTGATAACTTAGATTTAAGTGGAGGTAGTGAAGCTATTGAAACTTTAAAACAAGCAAAAAAAATTGAAAAGAAACAAATAATGGAAGCTTGGTTAATTACAAAACCAACTACATTTAATGGTTGGAAAAAAGAATTTGAACAATACTACAACGAAACATTTAACAAATAAAAAATGAACATATGAAACAAACAGCAGTAGAATTTTTATTAATTAACTTATTAAATAAATTTCCGAAAGAGATGGAATATTTATTTTTATTAGACAAAAATCTAATTGAAGATATATTAAAAGAAGCCAAAAAAATGGAAGAAGAACAAATTGTTCAAGCTTTTAATTTAGGACAACAAGAAGAAGCTAAACAAGAATTTTGGACTAAAGGAGCGAAATATTACGAAGAAACATTTAACAAATAAATAAAATGAATGAATCAGCACACAGATTAGTAATTGAAAAAGCTCAAAACGGTTTTTTAGTTTACGTTAATCAGGATTTCAGCAATGGAGTACTTAGACCTTTACCATATGTTTTTGAAACTATGGAAAATTTATTAGAATTTATAAACAAAGAATTTAAGTAATATGAACATACTACAAAAATTAATTTCAGAAACAGCAAAGAATAATAACACCTTTGCTAAAATGGTAGGAGTAACTCCTTCAAAATTAGCGTTACAGATTAAAAGTAAAAATCCAATGACTCCAGCAATCACATACGCTAAATTATTAAAAGTTAAATTAGAGTTTGAAGAAAACGGATCTAAAGTTGAATTAGATTATAGTAAAGAGTAACGGAACGCAAGTAGGCATACGTTTTAATGGTGCTTACTTGCTGTTATATGCTGTGCTTCTTAAATCAATAATAAAATGGCAAAATTTGAAAGAGCAGAAATAGGAAGTATTTGTTTAGTGCAAGAAACCGAAGATGGTAGAATTAGGCAAATAGGATTAACAACAGAGCAAAACAGAGTGTTACAAATACTTCTTGCTTCATTATCAAAAGAACAACCACTTGTTCAAATGGGTGAGGACTTTGATTTAGTTCTAAAAAGTTCATTATGCAAGAAGTGTCGCACAGCATAGCATATAACGTTCTCCAGCTTGTTTCAGTTGCAAATTAATAACTAAAAATAACAAAAATGATGAACAGTACTAAAGACTTAAATTATTATAAAAATAATTGTGAAGAAGATTACATTAAAACACCAATAAGTGTATTACGATACATTACTGAATTAGAACAAGCCTTGCAATTGCAACAAACTGGTGTTATCGACTGTACACACGAAAATACATCTTTTAAACATATTAGATGCAACGTTTGTGATTTCTGTGGTGATGTTGTAGAAATTGATATATAGTTGCTAACAGCCTTATTCGCGATGGTTTTAATCTTGCCAATCATTTGTTATAAATTAAAAAATTATAAATTATGGATAAAACAATTATTATAAAATCCTTGCAATGTTATATAACAAGGAAAACGCAAAAAATAAATCGAATTGAAAGAATTATTTTAAATGACAATAATTTAGATAATATTTCAAATTTAAAAAGAGGACTAAGGCACAATAGAGCATTGATAAAAAGAGCTGAACAGCAAATCTTATTCTTTGAAAATTTTGTTTTTAATAAACTATAAAGCACCACCAACTACAACACCCAACACAACACCAATCGGCAAAGCGTACTTATATAAATTATTTGTGCGCTTTTGCTTTTTTATAAATTTCTCTTGCTCTTTTGCAAGTTCAATTAAATTATTCTCTTTTACTTCAAATTGACCGATAATACTATCTTTAAAAATGCCAGCAGTTTTTTCATTTCCTAACATTTCAGTAGTAACAACATACATACTATCCACATAGTCGCAATCTACTAAACGCAAAGCAATTTCTAAACTATCTTTATCTTTTAAAACTACTTTAGGATTTATGCGTTTTAAGGCACTTTTTTTATTTTTATATAGTCTTTGTAGTTCAATAGATTTCTTTTGATTCTGACTATATAAAAACGCTATTGTATCCATATATTTAGCAATTACTTCTTTGTTTATGGAATCGTTTTTTACTTTTACTTCTTTGTAGACTAATTTCGGTGCAGGACTTTCGCAACCTCTTAAAAGCATAAATACTAAAAGGACCACAAAAGCAATAAACCAAATGTTTAATCGCTTAATAAAATTGTATAGATTAATTTGTTTCATTTGTGAAATTTTGAAGTTGATAAAATTGTTTTACTTAAATCGTGAGTTTCAAAAACTGGCAAACCAATAATATTCACTCCAATTTGAAAAGACACTGATACAATTAATTTTTTTAGCTTTTTCATAATTATTTATTTTACTAACGTGTTTTTTTATTTCTTATATTCCCACTTAAATCCTCCTGCTGTTTTTTGTTTACCATAAATACAACTTCTTATAGAAGCTTCATTAATTCCTGTAATTCTCATAGCTTCCATAACAGCTGGATATTCTTGTAATATGTTATTATTTAAATCTAACTTATAAACTTTCTTACTACTCCAATTTAAAGCACCTGTTTTACCAAAATTTGTTCCTCTTTGTTTTAATACTTTATATCTATGGTAATGATTTTCTGAACGAGTAACCCATTCTAAATTTATTAATCTATTATCAGTTCTAACTCCGTTTATATGATTTACTTCTTCTTTATTTTCTTTGTTATTTAAAAAAGCTATAGCAACTAATCTATGAATATAAAATCTTTTTATTTTACCATTAATACTTAAGCAAACTCCTAAATAATCTTTACCATTATTTATAGCTTTTAGGTTTTTTATAGAACCTAATCTCCTTACGTTTCCTAAATTACTAACTTCATAATAATTATCAAATCCTTTTATTCTTTTAAAAACTTCCATATTTAATATAATTAATTATTTAATACATCAAATATACGAAGAATTTATTTAATAACTACCATCTTCTTTTATTTTTTCCATTAAAATAAATATCGTAATGCGTAAACGTAGGGTAAACACCTATTCCGCCCTCTTTCATTTTGCCACTTTCAATAAGTCCCTCAATTACTAAAGCCACTTCTTTAGGTGTCATGCCTTTTACTTTAATGTCCGCAGCAGTACCTCTTAAATGTTGGCTATCTTTTACACCTCCTATTTTAGCGTTATATTTAGGACTTCTGTAACCGCTTGTAATTGTAATAGGTTTATTTATTGCAGTTCGTAATACTTCTAAATTGCGTGCAAGTTCAGTAATGTTTAAAAGTGCGGAGTTCGGAATATCTCCGCCGTCTTTACACTTAAATTCTTCAAGACTGAAATTAGTCGTTATTTTTGCCATCTTTTTTATTTTTAATTAATTCAATTGTTTTCATAATTGTATAAACAATAGAAACACAAAGTAATAATATTTTTAAAGTAGCTTCTATATTTGAAAAGCTAATAGCCATTGTTAGTGTATTCAATGCGTATAATCTTAAATCGTTAATTGACATTTTTAGCTTTCATTAAACGTTCTACAATATTTGTTGCTCCTTCTATTGCTATGTAAGATGTTGCAATAATTACCCAATCAGTTGAAGTAATAACGCCACCAAATAAACCAGAAGACGCTACAACAAAAACCGTTAATTTTCTACTTACCCATTTTGACAGGAATAAGTCTATTCTTTCTTTTCTACTCATTTGGTATAAATTCAATAGTTTCTAATTGTGATAAATCGTGCCATATATCATAAAAGCATTCCGCAGTAAGTACGTTAATGCCTACTATCCAATTATCGTTTCCATCTTTGGCAAACTCCAAAACATTGCCTTTGTTTTCGTAGCCGTTTAAAGCTTTGTATTGCTCTTGATTTGCTTTTAGTACTAACATAATTATAAAGAGTTTAAATAAGTGTTTACAGCGTTTACAATTGCAGTATTTTCAGCAATCATACTTGCTCCATTCATATAGAAAGATATTGTATGCGCTCCGTAAGAAGTACCACTTCTTAATATAAATTGATTTTTATTTTCTAAAGATGCAGATGTTGCTGTTCTACTTTCTCCTGATATTCCATTAAATAACTCAACATTTGTAGCACTTGTACGATGTATAGATTTCATACCTTTTACGTTAGTAAAATTGAAAACTGAATTTAATGTTGATGAACCTTGATTAATTGTTTGAGTAGAAACAGTAGAGCGTAACATTCTATTTGTATTAACAGTTTCTATTCCATCTAAAGCAGCTGTACCGCTTGCAGTATCCATAAATATATAACGACTCGCATTGTTTTGCGTATAATTAACTCCATCTGTAACAGGGTTAAAGTTAGTATCTATGTAAGAGCTACTTCCATTGCCTTGAAAACCTTTACCACTTATAAAAGTTGGAGCATTAAATAAAGTTGCTGTATGTGTAAAATTTTTCCAATCAATACGAGCGAAGTTAGAATTTGAAGCAGTAGCAAAAAGATATAAGCAATCTATTTTACTCCAAGCACCAGCGTTTTTTAAATCAATAACTAACTGATTTTGTTTTAACTTTTCATCATCACTTGGTAAAGTAAAACCTAATTCAGTACCTCTGTCTAAAATAGCTTGATAATCTGCATCATAAGCAAAACCAACAATATTAGTATCGCCTGCCCAACTATTCTCGTGAACAGCACCCCAACTGATATTATTATTGACTGCACCTTGCCCCCAACCTATATTATTATTTTTCGCTCCTTGTCCCCAATCGCTCATTTTGTACTTTTTTTAATTGTTCAACTTTAGCCAAATATAAATTTAGCTTCTTAAAATTCTCTATTTTAGGTTTATTATATTTGCCAGCCACCATAGAAATTATTTGTATCAGGATTTACATCCTCATTATTATTGCTATTATATTCAGGATATGTTGTTTGGTTAAAACACATAAAATCAATAAATCTTTGAGTATAACTTTCTGCAATATCCCTTTCTTTTTCAACTAAATAATCAACTTCTGCTTTATCCACGTTTGTAGCATTTTCAGAAGTATGTTTAAATAAACCTTTATTACTTAATGTATAAGCAGCGAAAGGTAAATAATAAACCATAGCCCAATGTATAAGCATTGGCTTAACGTAAGTTGTTAAAAGTGTTTTATATTCGGAAAATTCAGGTTCGTTAATATCGTCGTTTAAAATTAAATCTTGTAACTTTTTATATAATTGCGAACCTAAATAATTTTGTATCGTAATATCTTGACTGATTTTAATGTATTCAATAAAATCGTCAGCATCTAAATTGCCATTTGTTATCGTAAATTTCTTTACGTCTTCTGTTGATATAAGTAATGCGTATGCCATAGCTTAATTAGTTTTTAAATCCTCTTTTTTCCCAATACTCTTTAGTATAACCTTTGTAAGGCATATCTTTAGGTTTCATTGCAACCTCTTTTGGATTTCTTAAACGATAACCATATTTTTCGGCTTTTGCAATAGATAAAGGTTTTGCATTTGGATTTGTAGGGTCTATTTTAGTATCAAAACTTGCATAAGTTCTACGAAGCCATTTATGTGAACATCTCGGACCGCCTTTGTACAACCATATAGAATAAGTATCTGCACCATTTTTACCAAATCCAGCATTTACGGCTACATTATCCATTGCTAAAATATCTTCTTTTCTATATACTTTTTCAGCACTTAACATTTTATTACAAAAATCTCTTTCGCCTATTGTATCGCCACTATAAACATAACGAGTTATAAAGTTAACACCATCTATTTCTTTATCATCTTCTGACTTTGTTCTCGGTCTTGCGGTTCCTGTACTTACTGTACTTACTAAATTTACTATTTTAGAAAACAAACTTTGTTCTTTTTTCTTATTTAGCTTTTCAATTTCTTCATCAAGTTCCGATTCAAGTTCATAATCAACTTCATTTTCATCTATTAAGTGCCATTCATCACTTAAAACTTCGCCTTTGTCAATTAATGCATCTGCTAAATCAGGGTGCGTGTGTGCTGAAAGTTGCGTTCCTGTTTCTTCTGCTACTTGTTCAGAAGTTTGTGCGTTTTCTAAATCGGTAAACTCTAAAGGTTGAATAGTTTTAAAGTATAATTTTAATTTGATATTGTTAACCGCTAAAATAGTATCTAAAGCTTCAATGATTTCTAATTGATAAGGTTTTATTACTAAATTATCATAAAGTAAAGTAGCTGTTTTAATTTCGTCTGCATTGTTAGAAAATCCACCGCCTGAATCACGAACTCCTAAAAGCATTGGTGAAGTAACTCTATGCCCTACAACTAATTTTTCAAAACATTCTTTTGCTAAATATTCATAATGTTGCGGTGCATCGTTTAAAGGTATGTCATCAACAGTAGTAGCTGTTTCTTTGCTACTATTAAAGCCTACTATTACTTTTTGACCTTTTGAACCTGTTAACTTACGTTTTACTTCTGCTGAAATTTCTTCTCTCTTTTCCTCAGGTGGCACACCATTATTAAAGTTTACAACTTTAGTACCACTAAACCCATTCATTACATCGTTAATCAAATAGTCTGAAATTTCCTCTTCTAACTTTGCATAAGGTAAAGCACCTGAATAATCAATCGGTGTGTAATAATGGTAACCGCTTACATAAGGTCTTACAACATAAAGTTCAACTTCTTTTTTATTTCCAAAACCAAAAGCAGGAATTCTTTTTAATTCATCACTCGGTTTTTTATTCGCCCAATCAGGGTGATAATACCAAGCCTCAATATCTCCTTTATCGTTGCATTTTTCAGCTCTTAAAGTATGCATCGGGAAATGGTCAACAAATTTAACCTCGCCCTTTTCATAACCTACTTGCATCGCTGCCATTCCTAAAAGTTTACGTTCTAAAGCAACTTTCTTTAATGCGTTTGGTTTTATTATAGAAATCATTTTAGCGTACTCATCAGGCTTTTTATTTGCATCAAGTGCTGAAATACCTTTTCCGTAAATCATATTACTACAGCCTGTAATAATAGCGTTATTTGTGGTGCTATATAAATACCTATCAATTAAAAACTGAAAGTAATTGTTATCTGCTCCATATTCCACAAAATCACCTTTTTTACTTTCGTTAATTTGTGGACTTGTATAAGCACTTAAATTTAATACATACATAATTATTCAAATATTTTATATTCGTTTGTTGTCACGTGTTGGATATATTGTTCGTGATTTATTGTATAATCTTCTATTTTTTGATTTGTACAAAATATCTTATCTCTATAAACGATACTATCTCTTGTAGAGTCCTTAATAGTCAAAGTGTAATATTTATTTTCTTTAATTGGAAAAACAACAGAAGTAGTAACAAAATATTTACTAATTGAAAAAACGCATTCAATTTCAGTGTCAATATTTGTTTCTTCATCTCTTAAAACAATAGTATCCGCATCACTACCATAGATAATAGCGTTTAATGTTTGTGCGGTTTCTTGCTCTCTTAAAATAATCATATTACTTCTTTTATTAAAAACAACAATTTAACATTTTTGTTAATATAAAAAAGGAGCAATCAATCAAGACGCTCCTTTTAAAATTCAAAACTATGAAAAATTAAGAACCTGAAACCACTGTAAATCCTGCAGCCGTTAAAGTGTCACCGATAAAGTTAGCAGGTGCTTGTTCTTGTCCTGTAAGAGTTAATGTATAACCACTTAAATCACCCATTGCACCACCTGTAACAATTGTACCACCTGTAACCTCGCATCCGTGTTTTAAACCTGCATAAAAGAAATTTCCGTTATTATCTTCTACGATAACTTGCGGACGTCCATAAGCCATAAGTTTTAATTCTTTATGGTCTTTAACAGTCAACTTTTTAAAAGTCAATTCTAAAACTTGTTCGTAAAATGTAGTTCCGTTTTCACGTGAACTATTAATATTTTGAGTAAAGGTACTCGCACCTTTTAACTCGTATTTGTAAGCACTTGGAGTACCTGCAACCGCATCGATAACATCGGTATTAGTTACATCGTAAGTGTATCCTGTTGCATCGCCATAATTAACGAAGTAAACATTTTTTAAACCACCTACTGAATCCTTACAAACTTCTAATCTTCCTAATGATAAATCACAAGCCATATTGTTTATTTTTTATAAAAAAAGGCGGTGTTTGTTGCACCACCTTTTTAAGTTAATATTTAATTAATTACGCTGGAGTATATAATACAATTTCAGAACCGATACCATATTGAACTGCTGCAGTAAATCTCATAATTACATTTACTGTTTGCGCTCCCGTTACTTCTGCTTGGTCAATTACTCTTACTTCGTTTTGGTCTGATAATAAACCTGTTCCAAAATATAAGTTTGATTTTTGAGCAGCCATCATGTAGTTAGAAGCTAATCCGTTTGCAACAAAGATTTTAACACCATCAAAAGATAATGAACCATTGTTAAACCATTGAGTACCCATTGCGTTAGTTCCGTTTGCTCCTAAACCTGAAGCTCCAAAACCACCTAAAGCTCTAACGTATGCACGAGCTACATTTTGAGAAACATAGATATATAAATCTTCTTTCCCATAAAGTGCAGCAGGAATAGCATCAACAACTTTACCTAATTCAGCAATAACGTTAGAAGCAGTTACAGTTGTACCAACTACATCAACAACAGCAGAGTCAGCAGTTGCTAAAGCAACAAATCCGTTAAATTCACCATTATTTGCATCTGCTCCTCTCCAGATGTTAGTTTCCATTTTTTCAGCTACTTTAGCTGCAACGTGTCCGATTAAGAAATCAGCAAATGATTTTGGTAAAGTGTCAAAAGCAGACATCCCCATTTCAATGCTTTGCCATGTACTTCTTAAATCTTTTTTACACAATTCCAAATTTACCTGATATTCCTGCGGAGTAATTACTCTTTCTGTAATTGTTACAGTAGATGTAGGGTCAAAAGCACAAGTAGCATCTTTTACAATTGCATCTGTAGCAATTCTATTGATAACTGATTTATACTTTACGTTTGGCATTACTTCGATTCCACCATTCTCAATAGTAGAAGCCGATAATAACGCAGCGGAGATATATTTTTTTGAAAATTCCCCTGAATAACTTGTCGTGATACTTGTTGTAGTAGCCATTTTTTTTATTTAATTAGTTTGCGATTTTACTCATTACTCTGTCGAAAGTTGTCATAACTCTATTTTGTGAGTATAAGATTTTTTCAACGTTTTGTTTAGCATCAGGATTGTGTGTTAAAGGTTCTGCTGATAATTCAACTACTTCTTTAACTTCCGTTTGTTTTGCTAATTCTGTTTTTAAAGATTCGATTTCAGCTTTTAAATCTTCAATTTCTTTTGAAAAATGTGATTCTCTTACTGTCGATTCAATTACTTTTTTAGCTGTTGGTGTTGGTTCCGCTGCTTGTTCAACTTCTACTTCAACTTCTGGAGTTTCCTCTTCTGTCGGTGCAGGTTCTTTGATTTCAGCAATTTCGCCCTCTGTTGCAACAACTAAAATCATTCCGTTATCAAGAATATACTCACCTACTGGTAAGGCAACTCTATCTTCACCATTAACAATAAACACTGGTTGACCTGCTTCGAACATTTCCGCTTCGATAACAGTCCCATTGTCTAAAGTCATTTGCTCTAATTGGATTTCCATCCCTAAAAGCCTTTTGATTTCTGTTAGTACGTTTGACATATTAATATTAATTTATTTAAAAACAAGGTTTGTTTAATGTTGTTGTATTTTGTTAAAAAGTCGGTATAGTACCTAACTGATTATAAAATGTTTGATAATCTTTAATTGATTTTTGTAAATCTTCTAAAGTCTTAATTTCTTTTACATTATTAGCGTCAAGACCTAAATCATTTGCTTGTTT